TTGATGTTGAATTTTGTATCGATTATACTTTTTTCAAAATTGACATTTTTTCGAAGTTCTTCCAATTCTTTTACAGTGCGTTGGTTCTGATTATGTTTTAAATATTCCGTCAAATAAGCGCTTGTGATTTGTGATTCACCATCAGGTTCCATAATTCAATATTTTATTACATATTAATTATTTAAATAGAAAGCAAGTAAATATGTAAATGGAAAAAGTTGAACATTTATTTGAAAAATTAAAAGTGCAATGTGAAAATAATCAATCCTGGGAAGAATTGTATCAGCATTTGATTTTGTTTCAAGAGTCGCAACATGAATCGCAGTATGTGAAAGAGACAAGGGAACCTTTTATGCGCAAAGTGTATGATGAGTTCATGTCGAACAATATGATTTATTATAACAAAACCAGTAAAATTTACTTTAATTATATCGACAATAATTATTTGCTTTTAAATGAGGATAATATGCTTCATCATGTGCTTTACTTTATATCAAATACAAAAATGAATCAACAAACGATAGATCTTTCTTTGAAAAACACAATCAAGCAAAAGATAATGAGATCTATCCGTGATCATTCGATATATGATACGATTCCAGATACGGATACGATTCAAAATGTATTGCAAGTGTGTGTGCCAAATATATTTGATAAAAAGGAATATGCAAAAATATTTTTATTATCCATTGGGAATATGATGTTGAAGAAACCTATGAAGGATAGATCGATTATATTTATGCGTGTGCAAATGAAACCATTCTTGAATGAAGTAAATAAGTATATTTGTATGTATTTTTGTAATCATAATGTTTTTAATTATTTCAAATTCAAATATACACAGGATCACGTGAATTCATCCTATGAAAAATGGTTGATTCCAAGTAAGCCAATTTGTATGGATATGTTTCATCTAACGGAACAATTTTATGTGAATTTGATATGCGTGTGTATTTATTATTCGAATCGGTATGATACGATTGAGGGCTATTTAAATAGCGTTATAGAGGATACGACGAATGTAGAGGAGTGTGTAAAGTATTTTCAAGTAAAGAATAAAGAAGGAGTGATTCAAACTTTTATGGATACTTTTTTAATCAAGAAGCAAAAAGAGTCTATGGAGCCAAATGAATTGTTATTTCTATGGAAACAATACATTCAAAAAGAGGATTTATTTGTTCATGTATTCACGAGTTATCAGGATTTTTTGACAAGTTTATATGCGTATGTGGGTCAGACATATGATGATGTGTCAAATAATCGTTTCAATGGATACTACAGTATGGAGATACCAACGATTGAACTGTTTCGTTCATTCTGGGATGAGAATTTTGAGTATTGTGAAGATGAGTTTTATTTTGAGATTAGTGAAATATTGCATTTATTTCATCAAGCCCACAAACAAAAAAAGACAAATTTGAGCGAGCCTATGATTCTACTTATTTTACAATTGTATTACGATATGTATCCCATTAACAAAGGAAAGGTTATTCACAATGTAAAGTGTACTATATGGGATAAAAAGAAAGAGATCGATGATTTCATAAGCAAGGAGAATATTAATTTAAAACAAAATAATCATACATTATACAAAAAATACAGCATGTATGAAAAGAAATTAAAAATAAACAAAAAGTATTTTACTATGTATGTTGATAAGTTGAGGAGTGACTTGTGAAAAGAAATCACTTACGAAAAGCGAGAAGAAGAGCAACGAACATAACGAAGAATATGAGGCGCAAAAAGTAAATGGTATTGAATGTACCTTGTATATATATGATGTATTTTTGCCACTTGTTGACGCAGACACAATCTTTCTTTGAGGACAGGAATAAAAGGATGGAATAAACGGAAACATATCCAGAAATAAATATCAAAAGGAAGATCGACAATAAGACAAAAAATCGAATGCCGTTATGACGCATTTCTCCCTTACCGCCTTTAAGTAGTTTTGATTTATACATTGTAATAAAGGATATAAAGATGAATAAAGAGATTATTTCCAGAATTTGATAAAATTGTAGAAAATCGATATTGATTTTGTAGGTAGGATGTTCATTTTCTATGAAGCACGCGCACGTTTTGAGTTCTTCTAAATAAGAGTATACGCTAATGAGAATCAGAAAGCTGATAATAGACAAACCGATTTGTATGATATTCTGAGAATCCATGTATTTGTATTATAAATAGATTATTTAAAAATAATATAATTACAAAAATGTTTATGATATAATGGGAAAAATAAAGTTTTCATGTGGGCATAAGACATTTTCCTTTCCATCCTCAGCTTTAGTATATTATCCTTGGTTGGATCATTTATTTGGGAATGGAAATATTGGAACACCAAAGTCAGAATTGACTAATAATTTGATGGATTATATGAGTGCCATTCCTCCGCATATTGTAAGAAATATGTTGCATTGTATATCTTATTTAGAATCGTTATACAACAAAGATGAATCCCTATGCAACACACAGATTGATTTTGAGTTGGTCGTAAAAGTGGAGAATTTTTTGGCCAATGGTCCTGGAATGACAAAGGGTCTTGATGTTCCCTACGCATGTAAAAAGTGTTCTAAAAAAAGTATGATACCAACCTATGCGGTGTTTCATCCGCATCAAATTATACACCACGACAAATATTCTATCTGTGTGAATTGCGGATCAAATTGGTGGACCGGTGTTACACGCCGGGCTTCGATTTGTAGTTATTCTCCGTATTCACAGGACAGTTGCGTACATGAATGGGAATGATGGTGTCATTATAGTATTTCGTCGATTAGATTTTGAAAACAACTCAAATCAGGAAGGGGAATGGAGTCATAATCGATCCAATATGGTGCCATAACGCTCGGTTGAAGAGGGATAGTGCGTGGAGGGGCGGGCCAATGGGTCGTGGTTCGACGGGTATTAAAAATTTGTCTGCGAAGTTGTTTGACATCGTTCGTGTTGGTAGGATGATCTTTCGGGTAAAAACAAACATATTGGATCATACGAGTTTCCGAGTTGGGTGCGCCATATTGATTTTGATGAAAGGTGCGACTATCCCATAGCACAAGACTTCCGGGTTTTACATGAAGGGTTTTTTTGGTGTGAATGATGGATGCTAAAAATTCGGGGTCAATGACTTGAAAATTGTTGTCTCTTTGGCAGTTTCTTTCTTGAAAATAGGGTTGATGTAGTTTGTGGCTTCCTTCATATACCACAAAGGTGCGTTCCTTGTTTTCAGTAAAAGAGACAAATCCTTGTACGCAATGAAACCCTTCAAGGCAAGGAGCCTGATCTGTATGTGTCCAACAGGTATCTTTTTTGTCACTATACTTGGGGATGTAGCAACAGCCATCGAAGGACACAATGAGTTCATTGCAATTCCAGATGTACTTAAAAATATCTTGAACGCGTGGATGCGTTCGAACAAACCAGCTGTGCCATGTATGACCCACATTATGAAATTTATAGATTCCATGATAATTTAATTCGTTACACACAATATCATGGTTAGGTATGTTATTTTGCCATGTTTGAAACGCATCAATACAGAGATTGACTTCACTTGGTTCCAATACATTATCTACCACACAATATCCTTTTGTTTCAAGTTCATTTTGAATAAAAGACAAATTCATTTGTATTGAATGATTTTGTCTTTTTATTTTATTTTATTTTAAAATAAATTTTAATTTTCATTATTATCCATTATTATTGTGATAGTGCGTTGTTTTTTTACGTATTTGACTGATTCTCGGCTGTGTTTGCGGCCAGTCTCGAGCTTCGTTTATTTCTAGCTGCTTTAGATAAAGCCCTCAAATCATTATTTGAATCATGACCATTCCCTTGTGATTCCGCTACTAACGGGGATGACGGTGGAGATGATGAATAAAATGATGGTTGAGATTCTGTTTGTGGTTTGGGTGCTTCTTTCTCGTTGATTACTTTCTGTTTCAGTTCATCATGATAGTTTTTGAACTTTTCCAATATGTCTTCCGACATGAATGGCTCATTCCTCTCAATTGCTATTTTAGCAAATGCATCAAATATAAAACGATCAGTTAGACCGAACACAATATGCGGTATTGCATTATCGTGGATACTATCGGCGACTCTTTTTTTTGTCGTATAAACTTTGTCTTGTACTGATGAAAGTGCATTTTGTAGTCTTGTGCGTATTCCGTTCATGATTTCAAATCCTTTCTGTTTTAACGCATCTTTCATTTCCAATATAACACTACTTCTACCGCTTCTATAGAATTCTATTAATTGTTCATGAGCATATTTTTGCATTTCTGTTACATAATAATTGAATTCGCGAATTCTTAGTTGAACCGTTGTTTGTATGAACACGGGATCTCCCGATACTTTTAAAATATCTTCAAGTTTTTGATAAATATTATTGAACATACTTTTTCTTTTTTCTTGAAATGTTTGAAGTTTTTCACGAAACAGTATCACCATTTCATTTCTGTGTTGAGCTTTTGTATATAAGTGAATAGAGTCTTTCAACAATTCATAAAAATGATCTTTTGCAACATAATTTTGTGTTAAGTCAATTTCTGAAAAACTCACATGCCCTGGATCGCCGCGAAGAACATGTTTCTTCATTTTTATAGCGATGTTCGTGAAAATTTGATCATCAATTCCCGAAAGTTTGAATAATGTTTGGTTGATACTTTCTTCTTTCTTTACATCATTATCAAGCACACGGGCTATTTCTTCTCTCAAAAATACTCCGAATTGTTTTCGAATTGCTATTAGGACATGATCTTCAAAACCATCAGGTATTTTGCGTGCAACTTGATGGTAGTAATACATATCGGCAAAATTAGAGTAATCAGTTGTCGAAGCAAATCCCGTATCCTTCAACATGGCACTCAAAACATTTTCTATAAGCAAAGCTTGACGACTCAATGATTCTCCTCTATCTTTAATGTATGTTTGAAGCTGTTCTTCATTTTCAACATACTGTAAAATATCTTCTACCATTTTTAAGCTTTTTTCATTATTGGACAAATGTTTTTTTTCTGTCGTATTCATTGCCTTTTTCATTATACTAGGATTTAGAAATAAATGTAATAAAGCAGCTCCTTTATTCTTTAGTGGTCCAGAGGACAATGTCGAGGAATCTATGCGTCTAGTATTATCAGCAGCAGCTCTGGACGATGACGATGACGATGACGATGACGATGACGATGACGATGACGATGACAAGGACGAGGA